AATCGACAAGCCGATCCTGGCCTGTCGCCATCGCGGCCCACGCGGCGGCCTTGACCTTGTCGTACTCGGCCCGCGCGGGGGCCCTGACCTTGTCGTACTCGGCCCGCGCGGCGGCCGTGGCCTTGTCGTACTCGGCCCGCGCGGGGGCCTTGACCTTGTCGTACTCGGCCCACGCGGCGGCCTTGACCTTGTCGTACTCGGCCCGCGCGGGGGCCTTGACCTTGTCGTACTCGGCCCGCGCGGCGGCCGTGGCCTTGTAGTACTCGGCCCGCGCGGGGGCCGTGACCTTGTCGTACTCGGCCCACGCGGGGGCCGTGACCTTGTCGTACTCGGCCCACGCGGGGGCCGTGACCTTGTCGTACTCGGCCCACGCGGCGGCCGTGGCCTTGCCGTACTCGGCCCACGCGGGGGCCGTGACCTTGTCGTACTCGGCCCGCGCGGCGGCCGTGACCTTGTCGTACTCGGCCACTAGCGCGGAGACGTCCACGCCGTAAATCCTGCTGGTCATGGTTCCTCGATTCGTCGGTCAGTGCGGTCAGAAGTTGTCGACTACGTGGAGCCTGTTGGGCCAGCTATCGATCCACAGGCGCCCATCGTCATCGATGTAGCCGTCGTCCTCGGTGCCCAGGCGGTCGCGGAGCGCGCGGACCGCACCCTGACTGAGTGCCAGGGTGACCGCACCCGAGTTCTCGTCCCACACGTCCACCTGCTGCTCGGCGTCGATCGCCTTGACGGTGTCGACGACGTACGCAGCTTCAGCGGTTGTCAGCTCCACCAAGAACCTACGCATCGTGTTCCTCTTTTCGTCGGAGTCTTGCTTGGTGCGGTAGGGCAAGACTGCCCTGCGCGCAACACGGGCGTCAAGGGGTCCGGTCATCCTCCGTTCGGAGGATCCTCACCGGAGGGCACCAAGAGGGCACTAACCCCTGCGATCGCAGCGACAGCCACCGACTGCCACGTGCCAGTCAGGACCCCCTGCGCCACCAGAGTGGTCAGGACGGCGATGACAGCTGCCCCCATCAGACGGGGACTCCACTCGATCTTCACTTCGACCACCTCACGCTGATCTTGTCCCAAGCTTCCCGCGACCGGATCTCGAAATGCATACCGTCCGGCCGCGAAAAGTCTGCGCCCCAACGGAAAAGGCGCCCGACAGGCGTAGCAAGCCACCATCGGATCACGCGCACCTGGTCAGCAGACCAACCAGCGGTCCGCGCGGCACCCATCGGATGCTGAGACGCATTCCAGTCGATCGCGACCCCTGCCGCATGCTCGGACCAACGGTCCTTCGAACCCCTGATCAGACGGTGCGCGTACCCACCGTCCCAACCAGGCTCACCAACCGGCTCAACGGCATGGAGGAAGTCGGTCAGATGCTTGAACGCTGGCACAGCGGGCCGCCAGACGACGAACGGGACGCCGTGGACGTCCAACCGCGCGAGATCCCTTGAGGAGGGCTCAAGGACCGTGAAGCCGTTCTGAGTGGTAGGCATGATTCAGAGTACCCCCGTGAGCTTTCCAGCGGCGCCGCCCACGACAGCGGCACCCCCCAAGATGACCCATGCGAACCGCTCGAGGCGCTCGACGCGGTCCCGTGTTCCCTTGGCGTCGTTGACGATGCGTTCCTGGGATGCGTCGCGCATCCGGGTCCGCTCGTCCTGCTGTGTCACGTGCGACTCAAGGCGCGCCCGGATGCCCTCCACCTGCACCCTGACGTCGTGCAGGAGCCGGACGGCCTCATCGAGCTTGTCCGCAGTCACAGGACGGCCACCCAATCGACACCAGGGGACACAGTCCCGGATGAGCGGAGATCGACCCGGACGGTGAAGCCGGTCGCGGACCGCGCTGTCACGAGAGTCGTTGCCCCGGCAGCGGTCCCGGACGCCGACACGATGGTGCAGGCCAGGAAAGGCGTCGACGCAAACGGTTGCGGGAACGTCACGGACACAGACCCATTGGTGGCCGCGCTGATGACCACGATCGCCGTGCCCATCTGGATTTTGGTGAGGCCTAGCGCGAGGATGTCGGGTGCGTTGACGATCGCACCGGGAGCAATGGGCATGGTCTCTCACAGTCCGTAGTAGCAGGGATCAGCTAACGCCAGTGTGGCACCGGAAGCGTGCGCCTTGCGGACGCCGTTGACGCTGCGGACGACGGTGAAGTTGATGCCGCCACTCACGTTGGTGACGCGCATGACCTCACCACCGATCACGATCTCATACGGGCCATCGACAGACGTCCACCCGACACCACCAGCAGGGGTGACGCTGAACGTGGTCTGTGTGGCCGTCAGAGCGCCCGCCGTCACCGTCCCCTCACCAGACCACCGGTCGGCCGTATCGCCGTACGTGGGCACCCGGTACGGGCGCGCGGGGATGCAGTCGAGCTCGATTCGGTAGGCGTGTGGGGTGATGGTCTCCGTGATGCCTGTGACCAGCTGGGACACAGGGAACGGCGGGAGCCACGGAGGCAGGTTGGTAACGTCGATGCGCGACCCGAGACTGGCCGCACCAAGCAACGTCGCCCGGAGCCCGGCATTGATGCGAGGGTCAGCTAGGTCGTAGCCGATCGTCGGCCACCGCGCCTCATCATGCGTCCCAAGGTGCACGCGCCAAGCGGCTTGCAAGGCGGGGGCATCCTCATCTGCGAGGGAGAGCGTCACCCCATCGTCGTAGGTGCCAACAGATGCCGTGCCGAGCGGTCCCGTTGTCTCCGTGACTGTCGCGGTTCCTCCGCCGTCACGGGTCACACTCACCCGGTTTCGCAGGAGGCCGTCATCCTCGATCGGCTCGAACGGCAACAACAGGTTGTCTTGGTAGGGCACGGTGAACGGGGTCTGCGAGTAGAGGGTCTCCAACGACCGGTATGCAAGCTCGGTAGTGGAGCGTGGTTCGTAGAGCATCCCGCCGTCTGTCTCGGCTAGCTCGCGCAGCAGGGTGACGATGTCCGCGCGGCCCTGCACCCCCATCGCCTGTGACCCGGTGACGGCGTAGAGCGCGGACGAGATGCCGTTCTCGGCGCACAGGCGGAGGAACCGCGCGTTCGCCGCCTCACCGACGTAACCGGACAGCGCCAAGGACGACACGGCAAACAGGCTGGTCTGCTGACGCTCCACCGTGAGATGCCCGAACGCCATGTCTCCCAACGCTTGCTTGAGAGGGTTGATCTCGAGGAACGATGCACGGGTGAGGGTGACACCGGTGAACGTTCCGCCCCCGAACGATGCCGACGCCGCACCGACCTGCAGCATCCCGAACTGCCACGCCACGTTCCCGCCGGACTGAGTGAGCTCAAGACTGAACCGACAGTTCAACCCGTTGAGCCCGAACGAGTATGCGCCTGTTCCAACCGAGACACCCGCATCGTTGAACCCTTCGACTCGGATGATTCCGCCTGTCTCGTAGCGGACTTCAGCCCACCCGAGAGTGCCTGTCGCGAGGACACGCATGATGACCGCGTTGTTCGGTGTGGTGTCAGGGATCATCCCAAGCCAACGGACCTGGACCTGTGGTGTCGCGAGGGGCGCGTAGCTCGGGACGGTCGCCTCAAGGTTCGCACCTTGAATGGTCGGGATCGGTTGGGACGCAGCGAATCCGTCGTAGTCCGATGGCCTGCAGCCACCTGTCGAGACTGTCATGTTCCGGGCGCCGACATCCACGGCGAATGCCTTGGCGTTGCGTCCGTCCTGCATCGGCCAGTAGCCGATCAAGTCGTCAGAGGCGATCGTCTTGATCGCACGGTAGATCGGCGTAGCTAACGGTGCGGCACCCTGGGCGAGACGGCGCATCGCACCGGCGCACTCGACATCGACACGTGCGTCTTTCGGGCCAGTCTTCGTCCAACGTGGTTGCCACGACACAACTTCGCCATACCAGCGATCTTGTACCGACCCGGCCGTGAGTTCTACCTGGACACGTACGGGCGTCCCACGCCCGATCAGCCCGTAGTAGGGCGACGCCGGATGCCGGGGCGACCACTTACCCGTGGCGTCCCGTAGAGAAAACCGGGCCGAACCCGTGCCACCCGCGCGACGGTGCAGCGTGACCCCGTCATCCTCAAGATCGGTGATGGGCACGTCGACCCACGCCCCGGAGATGAACAGCTGCACGCGCAGGAACCCCGCCCGGAACGGCGACAGGCCACCGGGGAAGTCGTTCACGCGAGAGCCCGGATGCGTAGGCCACCACGCTTACGGGACTCATCCTCGATTAGCGCGACGATGAGAGCCGCAGCGCCCGTACTGGACCCGTCCGCGACTAGCCGCATGGTGCCACCACCCGTTGCCGGGGCGGCCCCAACTGGTGCCGTAGCGCTACCTGCAGCTGCAGTCGCTAGGCCACCGGTGAATCGTGAGAGCGTCGCCCGGACGCCACCAAACCTGGATTCCAGTCGGTCAGCAAACCCGCCCATGATGAGGTCAGCTGGTTCATCCAAGAGCCTCTTGTCCCGGGAGGCAGGCCCCTTCCAGTCCGGGATCAGGTTGGTCAACTCGCGGAACTTTGCCTGTACCCGGTCGAATCCGCGTTGCACACCACCGATCAGGCCGTCGATGATGTTGCCTCCGGCATCGAGTAGCCAACCACCCGCTCCGGAGAACGCGCCCCGGACGTGGCCTGGCATCTGCGTTAGCCACGAGAGGAACTGCCTCCCCTTGTCCCACACCCACTGGAACCCAGCGCCGACGGCCCGTAGCGACGCGTCGACGATCTTGCGGAAGGTCTCGGATCGCTTGTAGGCCACCACGATCGCAGCGACTAGAGCGACGATCAAGACGATGACGATGCCGATCGGGTTCGCCGTCAGTGCGATGTTCAGCAACCACTGCGCCGCTGTCATGGCACCCGTAGCGACGGCCCCGGCGACCATCGCGACCTTCTGTCCAGCCATGGCAACGGTGGCACGCGCCGACGCGAGCGACAGACCGTTCATGGTCGTTACCACGGCTGCCATCGGCACGATGAAGTTCGCGAACCCGGACGCTAGGTCACCGACCCCGGTACCCAACAGGAACAGCTTGTCGATCATCGGTGCCTGTTGCTGCGCTAGTGCCTGTTGCGCTAGCGACAGTTCGGACTGTGCCTCCGCAGCCTGCGCAGAGTTCACCCCGTAAGTCTTGACTGCTTCGTTGTATTTCGCTTGTGCCGCAGCGACTTTCGCGGTCGCCTCACCCGTAGACGTCGTCAGTGCGGCGAACCCACGTTGTGTGTCCTGGATACCGGTGAGGGTGTCGCGGAAGCCCATGGCCCGCGTATCCATCACGTCGAAGCCCTCTTGGACCTTCCCGAACCCCCCCTGCAGCTTGGAGTCCCCAAGGGTCGTCACGACACGCCTCGTCTCCGAGTCAACCACCTCGGAGAACTTCGTGACGGACTTCACCGCCTGTGCGGCATCTGCCAGGATCGAGATCCTGATGGGACCAGCCATGGGTCACCCCCGCATCCGCTGCGCAGCATCCAAAAGCGCTGTCTTCTGCCCCAGGGTCAACGCCATGTACTGATCAACGGTGAAGGACAGCCTGCAGGCCGTGACGAAATCGGCGTACTGACGATCGCGCTCGGCCACCGCGTCCTCATCCTCGGGATCGACGTCCGCTTCCTTGAACCGGCCGATGACCTCGTCCAGCGGCAGCAGCATCACGGACCGGTACGCGTCCCCATCGTTCGCGCCGTCACGCTTCGCCAGCACGAACAGCAGAGCACGCATGAACATCGTGCTGTCCGCAGCGACCTGGTCAAGCCGCTCACGGAACATCTGCCTGATGGCGATCTGATCGAACCCGTTGATGCTCTTGGACAGCGCGTCAGCATCGAGAAGTTCGGTCTCGTCCATCACAGTCCCACCTTACCGATCGCACGGTCTAGGCCAGCTTCAAGCATGTCCACCGCCTTGGGTGCGAGCGCCTTGTCAGCGCGTTGCATGAACAGTGCGGGGGCGATGCTACGTCGGGGCCATCCATAGTTGATGGCACCAGCGTACGGGACGCGCGCGCGGCCTGCGATGACCACAGCCTTCGCCTTGGCCTTGTTGCCACGCACCGTGTTCCGCAACCGCCCGGACGCCACGGGAGCGAACCCAGACGCTAGCCGCGCGCCTTCAGCCGCGATGGCGGCCATGACGTCCTTCAGGTCGGCAGCCTCCACACCGAACCGCTGCAGAGCGGTCAGTGTCTGCTTCAGGCCCTCGACCTTGGCCACGTTAGTGCAGCGGAACCGCGATGAGCGCGCACGTGTTCGTCGCGGTCACCGAATGGTTGACGGTGATGAGACCCGTTGCGGGGCTTGCCATCGTCGACACGAGCGGGCCGATCATCCGGTCCCCGGTCGTGGCCGGGACGGTAACCGTCGGGTTCGTCGCAGCGGAACCGGCTGGAGTGGTGCCAGCGTCCACCAGGGTGACGGTGTTGGCCGCCGCGTTGCCGTTCTTCACGTGCAGGAACAGCAGGCTGCCGACGACGGGGGCGATCGTGTCGGACGCAGCGACAGGGCCGTAGGTCGGGGCCAGACCGGCGCGCGAGAGAACCTGGGGGGTCAGGAGTGCCATGGGATATCAGCCCTTCTCAGGAGATCGCACGGACAGGCTTGGCGGTGCAGTGCCACTCAAGCTCGGTCTGGAAGTACTTCGTGGGCGACACGTCAGCATCGCCACCGATGAAGTCCCCGTCGGGCTCCATCACGACCACGTTGCCGGAGAACCGAGGCTGCGCCGGGGAAGCGACACCGGTACCGGGGCGCCCGTTCGGCCACAGTTCGTACGGCACAGTCTGCCCCGGCTGCGACCACGCGAAGAACCAGAGCGCCGACGCAGCGTCGTCCTGCTTCGCGTTCATGTTGAGCGTGTACTTCCGCGCGCCGCCAGCGGCAGCCTCGGGGAACGACACGAAGTCGGAATCCGTTGCCGCAGAGACGATACGGGCCTTGTTCACCGACCCCGAGTAGTCCGTACCGTTGATCCGAAGCACAAGACTCCGGGTGCCGTACTCAGCCATCAGGCCACCTCCACCGTAAGAGTAACGATCATCGCGTACACGTCGCCAGGGCCGACATCCCCGGCAGGGATCAGGGCCATCTCGACAGACACGTCAGACGGATGCAACTCGGCGTACACCCCACCGATCACCGGGACCGCGAGAGCACCCGACAACTCTGCCGCCTGACGCTCATCGGACCCCAAGACCAGCACCACATTGAACGTCGCATCGCACGCGATGTTCGCGAACGATGAAGGGACCACGCGCGTCAGGTTCACCCAGCCGATGCCTTGTCGGCCAAGGGTCGGCCGCACCGTCCCGACGGTCATCCCGGACGCCAGCGACACAGCAGCAGCGATCGCTGCGCGTTGCTCACTGATCGTCGCCATCAGCCGACCACCAGACGACGGTAGGGGCCCTCAAGGCGAGCGACCTCAGCGTCACGCATCGGGACACGCTGCACCGTCCCGCCACCGTCGAACGCCGAAAACGACGCCACAGGAACCGACCGGGCGGCCAGGTTGCGTGCCACGCGCCGCAGTAGTGCCTCCCCGAGATCGGCCGGGTAGGCGGCAGGGACACGGCACGCCATGGCCTGTGCGGCGCCCTCAGCGGCTAGCACGGCCGACAGCTCGGCATCAGTGAAGCCCGTAGACCCCGTGGACGCCAGGTACGCACGCAGGTCCGTGAGGGTCGGGCGCGCCGACACAGCAAGCGCATCCGTGGCGAACGTCCCGACACCCACGACATCACCCGACACGGTGACGACACCCGTGTGCCTCCCGGCCGCCAGGAGGACATACGGGGCCGTGTAGAACCCGACCGACTCACGGGTGACGGTGAGCGCCGACGTCGACGTGTCCGGGCGCGTCACGGACGCCGTGACGGTGGCGTCCGTGAGACGTCCGGTGACGTCGTCCCGGACCTCGACAGCCAGCAGCCACGACGCACCGACATCGGTGCGGCCGGTCGCTGGGCTGACGAGGATCACAGGCACGTTCGTCTACTCCTCAGTGTCGGTGGGGATGAGGACCATCCCTGATCTTCGGTGAGACCGTAGCCACCACAGCGCGCAATGTACTGCGGCGCAACGGGTTCCGATGTCTTCGCCATCAGTACATCACCGTCCCGACACTTGACGTGACCGATGGTGTCGTTCCGCCGATCAGCATGTTCACTTGGTAGCCAAGACCTTTGACGTCGACCACAACTGCGAACTGCTCGGGCGCGGCCGTGACCTGAGACACGGCCGCAGCGAACACGTCGTCGGTGAACCACGTCGTGCCGTTGTCGATTGTCCAGCGAAGCTCGAAATTCACCGTCGGCGATGTCCCCGACATCGCCGTCACGTTGCACAGCACAGCCAGTTTCCCCGTCGACACGGTGTTGTCGATAGGGAAAACGCCACTCAGCGCGTTCCCGCCCCGTGGTGACAGGCCATAGACGACACGGGCCGTGATCATCAGGTCACCGTGAGACGCACGCCAGCGAACCCGGACGGCCGGACGATCCGGGTAGCGAAGTACCCGAACAGGGCAAGCTCGATGTTCGCCGGGCCGCTGCGCTCCTCGTACCGGAACGTGAGAGTCGGGGATTCCCAAGCCCACACGTCGCGGTTGTTGAAGATGATAGCGTCGGCGTCGTTCGCAGTGTTCAGCGTCATGCTCCACGTCGGCTGCCCAGCCAGACCGTTGATGTCGAACGCCTGGTTCAGCGGCGAAACCTGCCCGGCCGAGTTCATCGCGCCGATCCTCGGGAGCATCGGCCGCCCCGTGGAGTCCTTCGCGCGCGCAAGGTTGATCGAGGCCTCCTGCGACAGCGCGAGACGCGTCGGGGAAGCGAACCGACGGAACGGGTACGCCGTGATCTGATCCCGGATCGCATCGAGAAGAGCGACACCCGCCGCACCCGACGCACCGACACCCGTCACAGCCGCAGCGGCAGCACCCGACGGGACAAGGCCCGACGTGATGGTGCCACCGACACCGTTCGCGCCGTTCAGCTCCGTGTAGACGAGAGCCTCGGTCTGCTGCGAGTACGACTCCTGCATGGCATCGAGCGCGATAGCGTCGATAGCCGGATTGGACGCGTCGACGACCTCGCGGGTGATGATGAACCGGCCCGAGATCGCACCCGGAGTCACCGTCCGGGTCCCGATGACCAGCGTGCCGTCCGTCGGGTTCGTGCCCTCGACATGCGTTGCGGTCGCGCCGGTCGCGCTGGTGAACGTGGGCAGGGTGAACGGCGTCGCATCGGTCAGCCCACCGTGAGAAACCATGGAGTACAGCGGACGGCCCTGGAAAAGCTGGGGCTGGTAGAGATCCGGCCGGTAGCCGGGCGGGATCACGTTCGCGCCCACCGTCCGGTTGACGACCGCGAACTGAGCGATCTCGGCCTGCTGCGCAGCGAACTTCTGCAGCCGCGCACGCGCATCCTCGTCGCCCTCGACCCGCGCACGGAACGCGTCCTTCACCATGCTGTGCTGGCCCTGCCCCGGGGTCAGCGTGTACACCGGAGGCTCAGTCACGGAGAACCCGACAGCCTTACCAGCAGGCACGGTCTCCGGGCCCTGCGGATTCTGCAGCCGCTCAAGCGCAGCCGTGAGAGTGTCCACAGCAGCGGTGAACGACGCCATGTCAGGGACGGCAGGGACAACCGGCGCAGGGACGCACGGGGTACCCGTGGCGTGAACCTGTCCGCAACCGGTGCAGGGCATGGGGTTACCTCCGTGAGAGAGAGCGACGGCCGAGAGTCGGGCGTCATCGAAAGCGGGATCGGCAGTGAGCGTCGCCCGGACGAGCGTCGCAGCAGTGACAAGGGTGCCACCCTCATGCACAGGGTCAGGAATGGCCTCAGTGATACGCACAACCGCAGACAGGCCGTCAAGCGCACCGTCCGCTGCGAGCGCCAAAGCCTCATCGCCAGCAGGGGTCCGCGCGACCTTGAAGGCGGCCGACACGCCATGCTCGCCGCTGTCGACCTTCACGGCCGACCCGAGCAACTGCCCAAGGTCGTGTTCGCGGTCAAGCTTCACACGAGACACGGCGGCCTTCTGCCACGTCACCGACCCGGCCGCGAACCGGATGCCCCGGCCGTCGGACGTCGGGACGTTGAACGGCAACAGCAGCCCGGACACGGTGCGCTTCTCCGGGTCAGCCCGGAACTCAGCCGCGCCACCAGCGAACGCGAGAGACACCACATCGCCGGACGCCGTGAAAGCCGTTGTGCCAGAACGAATCGCAGCCTGCTTCACCACGGGCGGTACCTCCTGCTGCATAGGGGGGACAGGCGGCGCGGAAGGCTTGGACTCCGCACGCTGCGCCGCCGTCAACTCCGGACGATCCTCAAGACCCCGGATCTCATCCTTCGCCAACGCGCCGACCTCAAGTCCAGCCTTGTAGACCTGCATGCGAGTCAACGCGTCGGAACGAAGCAGCCCCTCAAGGGCCACCTTCACGTAGCTACCACGGGGAGTCACGTCACCCATCGACAACCGGTCCTCGACAGCCGAGACGAAGTGCCCGACCGTGAAGTCAATCAGCTCCAGCCTGTCCTGCTCCAAGTTCGCGTACGTCCGCGACGTCACAGGCACACCAAGACGGTCCGCATCGACACCCGTTGCGCGAGCGATCTCAAGCACAGCATGCTGCCGGGAGTCCGCAAGCTGGATCTGCTCCGGAGTCAGACCGATCGTGTTCAAGTTCAGGGCAGCACCCACATAGCCCGTCGCTCGCTTTGACCGAGCGATCGCCCACGCGTCAAGGGCCTCCTGGACTTCCTCATCCGACGGATCGGCACCCTCCGCAGGGGTGAAGTACGTCGGGGGGACAGGCTCAGCCGCATACCGGGCAGCCGCCGCATCAAGCTGGATGCACGTGCGGATCGCACGCGCACCCGCCGTCAACAGGCCCGGACACGGACTGTCGAACCGGATCAGTTCACGGTCCGGGGTCTTCACCCCCCCCACGAACACCTCGCCGTTCGGGTGGACCACCACACCCGACGGGTCCAGCCGCTCAACCTGCGTCGGGTACCCATCCCACGCGCGCGCCGTGACCCTCCACCATGCGATCTCATCGAACAGGAGATCCTCATACAGGCGGGTCATCGTCACCGACCGAGGAACCCCGACCTCCGGCTGATCCAGTAGCGGCGACGGCCGGGTCTCCCGATCCGGGCCATGGACCCGAACCGGGAGACCACCAGCCGTCGCACATATCAGGTTCCTGGCCCGCAACACAGCAGGGACCGACAACGCGTCACGACGCGACACCTTCGTCACCAGCGGCGCACCAAGAACACCTCCCTGCGTCATCTCAGGAGGCACGTAGACAGCACCGAACCGCGTGACAGCCCCCGAGGAACCATCCCGATCCTTGCGCCGCCAGAAAGCCACACGCGGATGATCCCACGAAACACCCGATCACACAGACGGCAGCATCACCACCGCCCGCCCCGACGGAACACGTGCCGCCGCCGCCGCCCAACCAGCAGCCTTCACCGCATCCGCCCGGCCCGTCGACCGGACCCGCACACCATCAGCAGAAGGCGACGTCCGACAAGCCAACACCTGCCCCGTCAACACGCCACCCCCGTCATGCCGCAAGACCCCATCACGCAACATGCCCACCACCTCCACCACAGACGCACGCGTCGTCCCAGACTGCGCCGACACCCGGCCACCCCACGCCGTGTCCCCCGCCAACGATGCACCCACGATCGGCCACCGACGGCAACGCCACGACCTGACCAACGCGGCCGCTGCAGCGACGTCCGCCACCTCGTCGACAGCGACCACCGCCCGCCCATCCACGCGCCACGCACGCGCCACTGAGATGCCCTCACCCGGCCACCCCTCGACCGCCACCGCATCCGGCACCCGACCCGGCACACCCTCCACGAGAGCAAGCCACGCCACCTCATCGACGATCGGGTCACCGACCACGGACGAAACGGGCTTAAGCGACCATTCGTTGAGGTACTGGGCGCTGAAGCCGGCCATCGGATCGAGATCATCTGCCTCCGGGTCAGCCTCACCCGCCAGCGCACCCGCGTACTTACTGGCGATCATCTTCTGTCGGGCCTCAGTCCAGTGCGGACTAGCCGCTCGCCACGTCACAGGATCCCCAGGATCTGCACCAGGCGGCGCCGCCCACAACATCAGCAGCACGTCCGGGTCACGCCCCGACAGCCCCGTAGCGATCCGACGACGCATCAACGACGACGCCTGACGGTGCGCAGTCGACGTCAGATGCAGCTGTGGACTCGGCCGCTCCAACGTCGCAGGCTCCATGCCCTCATCGACGCTCGAAGGGTCCACACCCCAACCCTCATCGACCATCCCCAACGACACGTCGTACCCGTAGACGCTGTGCATCGCACGCGCCAGCCACCTGTCACCACCCGGTGTCTCCAACTGCTCCTTGCCGTTGGACCGCGTCACCGTCCACCCAGCGACATCCTCAGCCCAACGCCACGCAGCCCGCTGGATCTCGCGCACGATCGCCACGTCCTTGCCGGTATGCACCACCAACTGCGGCTCACCCCACAGTGCCTGCCCGTGCTCGAGCCGCCAGAGCGCCACGCCCCGTAGGCGCACGCTCTTGCCCGCCCGGCGCGGCGCAGACTCCACCACGACACGCCACGTCAAGATCCCATCCCGGTCATGCTCCAACTGACGCGTGATCGCCAGACGCTGCCACCAGCGCAGCGTGATCCCCAGCTGCTGTCCGATCCACGCACACGCCTGAGCGCCGTACGACCCCACCGCATCCACGTGAGGCACGGTCATGGCCAACGGCACAGATGCGTCGTCAGGGACCGCCAGGAGCTCCCTGAGCCACTCGTAGCGGCTCAGGGTCTCCTTGTCCCACCCCAGACCATTCAGGCCGTCAGCTGGCAGCACAGAGCTTCCAGGGAGAGACACGGGACGAGCCGGGGCCTGTCCGTCGGCGGGCCGTGCGGGAAAATCGGGCATCTTGCCGGTCTTGAGTGCGGTTGCTGCTGCTTTCTCGATCACTGCCTGTTGGCCTGATGCGTCGCTGCAGCGTCGGTGTTCGATCTGCCAGTTGGTGGGTTCCCACGTCATCTCTGGGTGTGTGGCGCGTGACTTGATGTGGCCGACTACCCATCGGTCGGTGGTGTGCACGGTGGTGCCGCAGCGTGCGCAGGGTGTGGGGAGGCGTGGGGCCATGTAGGTGCGTGCTTTCTGGACTGCTCTTCCTGACCATTGCTTGGTGGTCATGTTGCGTGCTCCCGTCGGGTGGCTTGGGTGAGTCTGGCGAGGATGGCGGCGCGTGGGTTGATCACGTTGTCGAGTTCGCGTGTGGTGGCTTGGTCGATGATCTGTGTGCCTTGCCATGGGTTGCCGTGGCCTAGGCGGTAGGCCCATGGGAGTAGGTCGGTGGGGTCGATGGGGAGCTTACGTTCGGTGGTGAGTCGGTGGAGCTTGGCGAGTGCGTTGGGTTCGTGTGGGTGGGGTTGGGGCTTGTTGGATCTTTCCCCCCCGCCTTGATCGTCGGTTCGCGCGCGCGGTGGTGAGGTGTAGATCAAAGGCGGGGGGGTAGATCTTTCTCTTCTAGAACCCTCTTCTCTAGATACCTCTAAGACGACGGGTGAACCGACGTCGGTTGAACCGAAGTCGGTTGAGCCGTCTTCGGTCTGACCTGCGGTTATGTCTCTGACCTGCAGGTTTGCAGCCGTGTTAACGGTCTCGTTATCCACAGGCTGGATTGAGTCCGTGAGGTCCCACTGCCAAGACCAGCGGCCCCCCTCGACCTGCACACGACGCCTCCGGAGGTACCCACAGGCCTCCAGCTCGGACAGTGCCGTACGCATCGCGTCACGGCCCTCTCTGGCCCCCGGAGGCGACTCCTGGGCTAACTGGTCAGCAGACGTCCGCCAGTGCCTAGGACGGGACAGGACGGACGCCAGCACCCCCCTAGCCCGGAACGAAAGCCTGGTGTCCTGCAGTGCGGCACGCAGCAGGGTCGTAGTCGTGTCGCCGACCGTTGCGGCTCGATGGATCGTCATAGCGTGTACTCTCTCTCTCGTCCTCTTCGTCGGGGAACAGCACAAGGCCCCCCGCACCCGGTCCGTCTGGGTGTGGGGGGCCTTGTCGTGTGCTACAGGATGCTCGCCGGGAAGACGGGCGAGCAGAGAGTGGCCGAGACGCCCGTGCCGAGCGACACCTTGGCCGTCGGGCGCTTCACGGACGTGTAGCTCCGAGGGTCGATGTCCAGGGTGGTCGATCGGGTGGTGGCGTTGATCCCGTAGTCCCACCCGTCCTTCCAGGTCCCGCTGTCGTACCAGTCCACCATGATCTTGTTGTACGACGGGGGTGTCACCGTGGTGCCCAGTACGCGCCGGACCTGCACCTGATCCGGTGCCCACCTCCCCGATGGCGTGCCCGTGATTCTGATGCGGGTCTCGTAGCCCTTGTGCCCGGGCACGGCGCAGTATTGCCAAGGGCCCCATTTCTGGGGTGCCGATGCCGCTTCGGCCCGGGTGGCGAGTGCACCGCCGATCCCGATGGCCATCAACAGAGCACCGATCACGATCGCGACGATCGTCATGCACGACCGGTTCGGGATGCGGGGGCCGCCGGGGGGCTTCGGGATGAATGTCACTGTGCTTCCGCCTTTCGCTTGTCTCGGGCCCTCTTGGCCCGGGCTCTGTGGTGTGCGCGACATGCCTTGACCTGGTCCTCGGTCAGTGCTGGTCCGCGTCCTTTCTTGTGTCGCTCATAGGCCGCCAAAGCGGCCCGAGTCTCTCCCGGAGAGTAGGTGTCGTCCATCGGTAGATCCGGCTCAAGCGCCGATGCGATAGCCGAGCGGAGGTCATCTCCGGGGCGCAGCTGGTTCCGTTGTCTGGGTGACAGGCCACCCCACACACCATGTGCTGTCGAATTCGTCTCGATTCCGAGAGCTTCGGTCAGGCACTCGACTGTCACCGGGCACCGCCGACACCATGTCCGGGCCGTCTCGTAGGCGGCTTTCGCGGCTCGTCCGCCGTCTGAGTTCGTCGCGACGTTAGGGTGGAATGTGGTTCCCCCGTCGGCGTCAACGCCCCTGCAGGCCGCGTCCTTAACCCAACTCATCTTGACCTCACCTGACCGCAAGTCGTGCCCTGGTAGAGACGTTTCTTCGGGTCGGCTTCCCGGTCGAAAACCGTTGCGCGAGTAGGGATGTCGGACCATGCGTGGAAGCCCAGGAGGCAGAGCAGGATCATGCCTTCACCTGCTGTTCGATCTCGGCCCGGCGCTCCGGGGTAGCGGTCGCCCACTCTGCGCGCAGAGCGGCGTTCGGATCCACGGGCAGGGGATCCACGGGCAGGGGCTCCACCGTGTGCTTGATGCGCTTGCCACGCTTCACGGCGAGCGCCACCTGCAGGGGCCCGGGGATGTCGGACATGTGGCTCACCCTGATCCCCCCGATCGCTTCTCCGCCCCAGGTGATGGACGCGTCGCGGTAGATCGTGACCCGGCGTCCGGTCCATGTGGTCGAGTCGGCTGTCCAGCCTGCTACGAGGATGCGGCGGACGGTCTTGCAGGGACGCCAGACTCGGTCTGTTTCCGCCAGGTGGATGTCGACCGGTTGGTCGGTCTTCCCGCGTGTGACGCTGGTAATGGTGACGGTGATCGGTCCTGCGATGAGGTCATCGGCGTTGACCTGATCACTGTTCGCGATGATCGTTGGCGACACGTCCATCAGAACGTCACCTCGTCATCGTCCGGCCGGATCGGAGCCACGGGCAGATCTGCTGCCGCCTCGATGTACCGGGCGAGCATCATGCCCATCTCGGCGTAGGCGGTCTCTGCAGCAGCGAACAAGGCGGCCTGGTAGTCCAGGTCAGCGTCCACGCGAATGACGTGCAGGGCGAGACCCTGGCAGTAGGACACGTAGTCGCACCACTGGCGTCCCGTCACGAGTAGCTGGGCCTGGATCTGCGGGATCACGTCACGGGGGACGACGCCCCCGGCGACATGCTGTACCTGCAGGTGGGGGCCACGGGACTTGCACTCGATCAGGCCGTCGTCACCGACAAGACCGTCGGGTGACGCGCCCAACACGACACCGGCGTCGAACCAACCTCGTGTCACGTATCCGATCTCGGTCACGGGCGCACGGTAGGCCCGGTAGAGGTCACGGGCGTAGCTCTCGTCTTCGGTCCCGCGTGCCATCTGCCACGTCTCGAAGTGCTCGCTGCGCCCCGTGATTGTCTCGGCGACAAGGCCGGCCATGGTGGCGCGTGATGTGTCGTTGTTGGCGGGGGCAAGGGTGGAGGGGGTGATGAGTCGGCCGATGATGCTTGCGGTGATGGTGCCGAGTCTGGCGTCCCTCCATGCGTCGGTGCCTTGGATGACGCCGTGGATGGTGAGTGTGCTGTCCTTCAGGTGGTCCATCGGATCTTCTCCATCGCGCTGAGGTGCGTGTCGGGGAGTTCGTTGTCTTTGGTGCATCCGAGGTGGCGTGCCCCCATCGCTGCGAGGATCACGGCGTCTGCTTCGTTGTAGTCGGTTCCTTCGTAGCCCCACCGTTTACGGGCCGCATGGAGTACCTCGTCCTTACCGGCGCGGCCGTTGCCTGTGGCGTACTTCGCGCGGCAGGTTGGGGGCACCTCGACTACAGGTACCGAGCGTCGGCGCATGGCACCAACGACCCTCCACCACAGGCCGGACCGGTCGTGTGCGTGGCCACCGCGTGATCCGTAGGACGGGCCCTCGATGACCACGAGACGTGGTTTCGCGCCGATGGCGTAAAGCTCGGTGGACGCGAGTATCCAGATCATCCGGTCGTGCCTCTCAAGCAACGATGCGTCTGCCTTGCCGGATGACACGATCGTGTGCGTCTTGAGAACGCCGTTGGCCATGAACGCGATGCCTGTGCAGGTTAGCGACAGGTCGATGCCCATCACGGTCACGACATCACACCTGTCCCGAGACAGGTCCGGCACCACGGGCGGGTCTGCGTGCCCAGGTCCGGTTCGGTGGTGCCGTCGCCGTGGCATGTGGGGCAGAGTCGCCACGTAACACCCGTGCTGAATCGACCTTCGGTCGCGTCGGTCACCAAGTTGTCGCCTCCGGGTCGCAGATGCACTGCCCCGACACGGTGATCCACCACTTCGGGTGGCTGATGGTGTGCGCCGTGCACCGGCCCTCGTGGTTGGCGTGGCCACACGACGGGCACGTGATCTGGGCAGCCTTGGGAACGTCCGCCGCCCGGTAGAGCTCCTCAAGGCGCGCAAGCTGTGCCGACCCGTATCGGCTGTCGATCCTGCGGATCGCGTCGTCTAGCGCCGTGTACTCGATGTCGTCGCGGTCACCCATTGGAGGCCTGCTCCCATGTCGGCTCACAGATAACGGTGATCTTCGTGTGGTGTCCCGGAAGACGGAACTCGATCGCCGTGTGGGGACAGGTCTCCGACGGCTCACGGCGCGTCATACGCTCCGACATCGATCCGTGCGCCGCAGCGAACAGAGCGAGTGCGTCAGACAGCGGCATCTGCCGCATCGATGGGCCGCCCTGCACATGGATCAGCGCCGGGCTGGTCGGTGCAGCGTGAGACCCGTACACGGCGAACGTGATCGGGACCCCAGCGCGGTCAGCCACCTCAAGGATTGCGTTGACAGCCGACCGCATGGACGCGTTCGCTGGTGGCGCAGCGGATGCGCGTTCGCCGATCGGTCGTGATGCCCATGCGTCGGCGTCACGCTGGTCTGCGAACGGTGCTGTGCGGTTCATGACTGCCGCTCGATGACGCCGTCGGTCATGGCCTGCTCAACGAACCCACCCCACGTGGTGCACCAGCCCTGGACTTGGGCAAGCTCCTCCAGCTCGTGGTACGTGGCAGGCAGTGCGGCCAGGATCTGCACGGCCTCTTCTTGGTGCTGCGAGCAGTTGGCGACGATCCAATCGACAAGCCGATCCTGGCCTGTCGCCATCGCGGCCCACGCGGCGGCCTTGACCTTGTCGTACTCGGCCCGCGCGGGGGCCCTGACCTTGTCGTACTCGGCCCGCGCGGCGGCCGTGGCCTTGTAGTACTCGGCC